GTGGTCACGTATCCACTCCTCCGGCGGGTAGCCGTTCGATGTCGCGTCACGTATCGCGGTACCTAGCAGGCAGGTTAAAGCCGAATCATTCATTTTAGCATGGAGAAACCGTATGTCTTACGGAACGAATGCGCCTAATGGTTTTCAGCCCGTCAAGAAACTTGATGGATCTGCTTGGACTGGCGCGACCAACCCTTACCAAATCACAAGCACCTACGCGACTGCATTGTTCCGTGGCGACCCTGTAACAACTCTTGCTGACGGCACACTCGGCGTCGGCGTTGCTGGCGCTACCTGCGTTGGCGTGTTCTGGGGTGTTAAGTACACCGACAGCACTGGCGTCGTAAAGTTCATGAACTACTGGCCCGGCAACCCCGGCGTCCTCACCGGCTCTGTCGTTGAGGCTCTCGTGATTGATGATCCGAACACAGTGTTCTCGATTCAAGAAACCAACGCTTCTGGCGCAGCCGGCACTCCGCTTGCTCTTGCTGACCGTGGTTTGAACATCAACTTCCTGTATACTGCTGGTTCGACTTCGACGGGTTCGTCCGCCGTTTCAATCAACAACGCATCGGAAGCCGACACCAGCACGCTGAACTGCAAAATTCTCCAGCTCGACCCGACTCCGGGTAACGCTGTTGGCGCTTTTGCTAACTGGCTCGTTGTCCTCAACAACCACTTCTATCGTGGCGGCGTCACCGGCATCTGATAAGCCAGTAGGGAGAATTCAAAATGGCTATTAATACAACCGCAATCCGCGACCTGCTCCGGCCCGGTTTAGCCGCCGTATTCGGCGACTATCCAATGTACCCCGGTCAGTGGTCGGAAATCTTCGAAAAGCATTCGTCCGATAAGGCCGTTGAAATCGAAGTCGAAGTCAAGCTGCTCGGCTTGGCTCAGATCAAGGCAGAAGGTGCCTCGACCGCTTACGGCGAAATGGGTCAACGCTATGTAACGAACTATGTAAACCGTTACACCAGCATTGGTTTCATCATCACCCGTCAGGCGATCAAGGACAACTTGTACCAATCGTCGTTCCCACTTCAGGCGAAGGCTCTTCGTCAGTCGATGGAACAGACCAAAGAAGTTCTCGGCGCATCCGTTCTGAACAACGGCTTCTCGTCGAACTTCCCAATTGGTGACGGCCAGCCACTGTTCTCGACGGCTCACCCCATCGAAAACGGTACGGTTGCCAACACCTTCTCGGTACAGGCCGACTTGAACGAAACGTCGCTTCAGGATGCCATCGTTGGCGTTCAGCGCTTCCGTGATGCTGCGGGCCTCCGCATCATGACGAAGCCTACGAAGCTCATCGTTCCAGCCGAACTGCAGTGGACCGCGACTCGCTTGCTGCAATCGCAGTTCCGCGTCGATACGGCGAACAACGACATCAACGCGATCTATAACAACTCGGCGGTTCCGCAGGGTCATCGCGTCAACATGTTCTTGACCGACACGAACAGCTGGTTCTTGCTCACCGACGCTCCAAACGGCTTCAAGCACTACGAGCGTGAAGCTCTCGAAACCGATGTCTACACGGACTTCGACACCGACAACCTCAAGGCGAAAGCCATTGAGCGTTATTCGTTCGGCTGCTCGAACTTCCGCGCAGGCTGGGGTTCGCAGGGCGCTTCCTAATCGGACTCAGGGGGTGGCATCCGTCACCCCCTAACTATGGAGAAAATTCATGACTCACTTCTCTGATGGTGTCCGGGCAGGTCGGAACTTTGCTAACAACGGTACGGCTTCGCAGCCGGGCGTCTACATGTCGCCGATCAATGTTTATGACATTGTTCCTGTGGCCTTGGATGCAGATGGTATCTGCGCTCAGCAGACACTGGCAGCAGCTGGCAACGCCCTGTTAAACGGCGCTCTGGCATCCGGCGGTACTGTTACCCTTGACGTTCCTCGCAACGTTATTGTTGACGCTGCTGGTGCAGCCACGGCTGTTCTGACGGTCACTGGCACCGACGTTTATGGTATTCCGATGTCGGAAGCTATCACGTTGAATGGCACGACTGCTGTTGCTGGCAAGAAGGCTTTCAAAACTATCACTCGTATTGCAGCATCAGCTGCAGCCACCGATTTCTTCGTTGGTACTGGTGACGTTTTCGGCCTTCCGATTGACGCAAACACCCGCAACTACGTGTTGACAGCTTGGAATGGGGCATTCGTCACGACTGGCACATTCGTTGGCGCCGACGCGACCACAGCAACAACCACAACTGGCGACGTTCGCGGTACCTACGCGGTTCCCGATGCAGCAGATGGCTCCAAGCGGCTGACGCTTTGGGTATTCGTCTTTGACGATGATACTCAGACCGGCCTCTATGGCGTAACACAAGCCTAATGATTGGGGCGGCCTTCGGGTCGCCCTAGTTACATGGAGATTGTAATGCGGGCTAAGAAAGACTTTCAGCTCAAGGCTAAGCACAAGAACCCGAATGGCGGCCTCAATGAAGCTGGCCGGAAGGCGTACAATGCAGCCACTGGATCGAACTTAAAGCGCCCGCAGCCAGAAGGTGGATCTCGACGTGACAGCTTCTGTGCCCGAATGAAGGGCATGAAAAAGAAACTAACATCTGCTAAGACCGCCAACGATCCGAATAGCCGGATCAATAAATCACTTAGAGCGTGGGATTGCTAACATGCGTGGAAAAAAGAATTTCATTGCCGAGGCTATCAAGAAGCCCGGCGCACTTCGTAAAGCGCTTGGCGCTAAAGCTGGAAAGCCGATTCCCGCAGGAAAGCTGGAGGCAGCCGCTAAAGCGCCCGGTAAAATGGGCCAGCGCGCTCGCTTCGCTATGACACTTAAAGGAATGAAATAATGGCTGATGCAGTAACCTCTCAGACGCTGGTCGATAATCAGACAACCGCTGTTATGCTGTTCACAAACATTTCAGATGCTACGGGCGAATCGCTCGTGACCAAGGTTAACGTCGCTAACCTCGCAGCCAACGCTCTTGGCCAAGCCTGCACGGGCGTGAGTGTTCAAAAAATTCACACGGCATGTCACGGGATGGAGTTTCGTCTTTTCTGGGGTGCGACCAGTAACGTGTTTTTCTTTGGATCGGCCCAGAATGATCAAGCAACATTCGACTTGTCAAATTTCGGCGGTCTTCGCAACAACGCTGGCGCTGGGAAAACCGGGAATATTTTGCTAAGTACTGCTGACGCAACTTCTGGCGATACTTACACGCTCATCCTTGAGATGACGAAATATTATAACTAATAGGAGATTATCATGATTCTTCGTCGATACACAAACGCAAATGGTGACCAGCAGGAAGTTATTCTCTCAAAGGAAGATTGGGAGAAGGTGACTGAAGAGTCTCTAGAAATGATGCTCGGCTTTAAGAAGGCTCCTGTAGCAAAGGCTGCGCCTGAGCCTGAGGCTGTTGCTGAAGAGGCTCCAGCAGCTGAAGAAGTTCCTGCCGCTGAAGAAGCTCCTGCTGCTGAAGAGGCTCCTGCTAAGAGCAAGAAGTAATGCGTGGACGTAAAGAGTCGCGTGTAAATGAGGCTGGTAACTATACGAAGCCAGACCTACGCAAGCGTCTCTTTAACAGCATTAAGTCTCGCGAGACTCAAGGGACAGGGGCTGGTCAATGGTCAGCTCGCAAGGCCCAGCTTCTAGCTAAGCAGTATAAAGCCAAGGGTGGCGGATATGCCGATTAGAAAACCTCAGCAGTCCCTGAAAGATTGGACCGAGCAGAAGTGGACTACCAAGTCTGGTAAACCGTCCAGCAAGACGGGCGAACGGTATCTCCCAAAGGATGCCATTAAATCGCTGACGCCGGCTGAATATGCTGCTACAAGCAAAGCGAAGCGGGAAGGTAAGAAGGCTGGAAAGCAGTTTGTGGCCCAGCCTAAATCCATCGCTAAGAAAACGGCGAGGTTCAGATGACAACTAGCGGCACGTACACATTCGGTGACACCGAACAGATCGACATCATCACCGAAGCGTATGAGCGCGTCGGTCGTAATCCAGCATCTCTGGCATCGAATGACATCGACAGTGCGCGCCGCTCTATCAATTACATGTTCTCGGACTGGGCGAACAACGGCCCTAACCTGTGGGCTGTGGATCTCCAGAGCATCACGCTTACCCCCGGAACGCTGTATTACGAACTCGAACCGCGCACGGTTTCAATCCTTCAGGTATACACCCGCACAACATCTGGGGGCATTAACACTGACCTGATGATGTCACCGATTAGCCGGGCGGAATACGACGCGATTCCAAACAAAGCTCAGCTTGGTCAGCGTCCGTTCCAATACTATTTCCAGCGCACTATCACTCCGCGCTTGTACATCTGGCAGGCTCCGCAGGATGCTGGCGTAACGCTATTCTATCACCGCATGAAAATCCAAGAGGACGCCGGCGATTTCACTGATAGCATGGACGCGCCAAACCGCTGGATGGAGGCTATCGCTTCTGGCCTTGCTGCCAAACTTGCGGTAAAGTTCGCGCCTGACCGCCTTAGTTTCCTTCAGGGCTTAGCGGATAGTTCATACGACCGCGCTGCAGCTGAAGATCGCGAAAAGGTTCCTCTACGTATCACCATTGATACTTGGAATTACTAATGCAGTACGGATTCGGACGCGGTAAAAAACACCGGACGCAACCGGATTTTGACGCCAAATCGCCACGCGGTCTTGCTATCTGTGATGGCTGTGGCTTTATGGTTCAGCACACTGAGCTTCGTCAGAAGCACGACTATCGTGGCGGCTCTGTACCAGTTGGCCTTAGCCTGCGTGTATGCGCTTCTTGCGATGACGTACCTCAGCCATATTTCAGCCGCTTGCTTTTGCGGGCCGATCCAATACCACTGAAAAATCCTCGACCAGATTCGCAGGATGCACAAACGAATGCGCAGGAAGCCGCAGCTAATGCGGAATCCGTTTATCTTAACATTTTATATGGACTTGCATAATGGCAAACGTAAAGATCCCTGACCTTACAGCAGCCTCTACTCCGCTTGCCGGGACTGAGCTTCTTGAAATCGTTCAGAGCAGTAACAGCCGCAAGGTGGCCGCTTCCGATATTGCTGCCACTGCGACCAATGTTCGCACTGTTGCTACAGGCGGTACTGGCGCGGCAACGCTAACAGGCTACGTCAAAGGCAATGGAACGTCGGCGATGACAGCAGCGGCGACTGTACCCGTGGGAGACATCGCAGGGACGCTCCCCGTTGCAAATGGCGGTACTGGAGCCGCAACGCTAACAGGATACGTTAAGGGTGCCGGCACGTCGGCAATGACGGCTGCGGCCACCATCCCATTCGCGGACCTTGCTGGCCGTGCGTTTGGACAGCCATTAAGTACAGCTGACCAAACTGGCAACGTGTCTGCGGCTACTGCTGTTACATTCAACACCGATCTTACCGGCACTGGTGTCAGTGTTGTTGCCAGCACTCAGATTACGTTTGCTGCCGCTGGCACGTATATGCTCGCTCCATCTATCCAGTTTGTGAACTCTGCTGCGGCTGACCATGATGCAACTGTTTGGTTCCGTAAGAATGGAACCAATATCGCCAACTCAGCCACAATCATCACAGTTCCAAAGATAGGGGATGGCGGTGCAGCTGTGTTCAGCTTGTCGTTTTTTGATACAGTCACTGCAGGCCAATACATTGAAATCATGTGGCTTCCTGAAAACATTGCTGTGACAGTTGAGGCTACAGCAGCCGGTGCTATTGCCCCAGCAATCCCATCAATTATCTGCCCTGCAATGCGGATCGCATAATGATTGAGCAGCTCATCAGCCGCGTGTTTTACGCCCGCAACCTTGCCCACTTTGCTCATTGGCGTGCCAAGGGTGATGGCAGTTTTGCCAAGCACATGGCGCTTGGCGAGTTCTATGATGGAGTGATCGATACGATTGATCCGCTGGTTGAGGCTTATCAGGGCGCGTATGAGCTGATTGGAGCTATTCCAGTTCCCGGCGAAATGGAAAAAGATATTCTAAAGTGTCTTGAATCCGACGCTGAATGGATCGAAAAGAACCATGAGAAGATCTGCAAAGGTAACCGTGCAGTCGGTAATTTGGTTGACACGGTGACGGCAGTGTATCTCTCTGCAATCTATAAGCTGCGGAACCTGAAATAATGAACATAGATATCAACACCATCATTACCGTCATCGGCTTCATCGGAGGCCTTATTACCGTGTGGGTGAACCTCAACAGCAGACTGACGCTGCTTGAGGCGCGTCTCGGTTTTGGTGACGAGAAGTTCAACGGCATCGATAAGAAATTCGACGAAGTGATGATGCACCTTCGTCGCATTGAAGACAAATTGGATAACAAGGCGGATCGGTGATGAAGTGGTTCTTGCTACCCCTCGCGGCTTTGGCCCTCATGGGCTGCCAAGATCGATTTCGGTACTACTGCCAAGACCCAGAGAATTGGGAAACAGAAGAGTGTAAAAAGCCCGGCTGCATAGCTTCAGGTTACTGCACCGAATATCTGATAACAACTAAAGAGGAAGCAAATGAAGCCCACTAGAGAGTGGTCACCAGAGGAGCTGCTGCGTTTTATCGTCGGCGTCGTTCTTTCGCTGACGCTTACAGTTATTGTGGTGACGGTGTTGTACTCGCTGATATTTGTGTCGCAGCCAATGGACGGTCAGGCACCAAACGATGCGGAGTTTTTTAAGCTGATTAACCCAATCGCGACATTCATCGTCGGGGCATTAGCAGGACTTATGGCAGGACAGGGTAGCGGACCTGCACAAGAGAAGAAGAAGGATAAAGATGATGAGCTTCCTGAATAGTTTTGAAAGCAAGAGTGAGGGCGTCAACGATACCGTCGAGTTTGTCGTGCGCGTGGCAATCGTCACGCTGTCAG